ACACCAATGACCCGTGAATGGTTGGTTAAAAATGGTTATATCAAATGATATTGGCTGATGTTTTAATATGGATGAGTGTTCCATTTGTATTAGTAACATTATACTTTGGAACACGCGGTGGATACTACGACACAGACAAATATGATGGAGATGGTACTGCACATAAAGTATTGAAGTAATGTGGAGAATATGGGCTTATGCTCTGGGTCGTAAAGACGGCAGAGACAAGAAAGATTCTGATAAAATTGCATTCATAAGAACTGCAATAATGTTGCAATTAATTATTACTAATGGATTTATTATTGCAGGTAATATTAGACATTGGAATGATGGGCAATGTGTCAGTTCTAACACTGTCCATGAGACCTTGACTTCTTGACCTAAATACCCTATATTATAAGGGTAGTCAATCAGGAGTTCTAATGTCTGCCACCTATCTTCCACGCAAAACCAAATATCGTGTAACTCTAGAGCTTGATGTCATGGATGATTTCAATGCTCATAATTTAGACTGGGAAAAGATCCTTGACCTTCAAGGTGATGAACGTGTTGACACATATGTGGAAGATTTGAGTGTACCCGACCACTTCTTCTCCTGATAATATCGGGGGTGATAAATATATTATATTGTCACCTCCACCGATGGCTTACTACCTCACTAAACCATGTCTGATCCAGTCTTCAAAGACACTATACTTTACTGGCGGTAATACGTGGTCTGATGACATTTCGGATAAAAAGAATTTTCCTACTAGAGATCCATTGGACGCAAAAATTGCTAATGCTGATGGTAAGTCTGGTGGATTCAAAAATGCAACAGTGGTAGAAGCATGAAGAACCTACAACTTTTTTTAGAACATGCATCTGAAAGGGCACAGGCTCTTAAAGATAGACAGGATAAGTTCCAAAAACCACAAAAATTTGAGGGTGGAGCTAAAACATTTGATACTACAGATGTTCAACAGGAAGTTGATGCAGAAAAGGCAGCCAAAGCTGAAAGGGAACAACTAAAGAAAGAAATAAAGAGAGAACTTGCAACTGAGGTTTATGATCCTGAAATGGGCACAGTTCGTGGTCCTCGCGCATCAAGAAGTACTGCAGAACGTAGAAAACCCGGTGTAAAACCAAGAGTTGCTGCAACTGGTGGTGGTAAAAGTAAACCCGTAGACTATAAACCTCAAGGTGAGAAACCGAATAGAAGTAAAACAATTTCACAAAGAACTCAACAACCAACAAAAGAACGTGGTTCTACAGAAGTTAAACAATCATACGCAGAAAAGATTAAAGCAGATAGAAGAGCTGCAGCCAAGGCAAGAGCTGCTGCACGTGCGTCTGGTGGTAAAGTAAAGTCAACGACTACATCTTCTAAAGATGCTGAAAAGAAAGCAGATCAGTTATTGAAGACAAAAACTTCAGAACCAAAGAAGACGGAACCTGCAAAACCTCGTAAAAAATATGCTCATGCTGATGGTGGTGGTATGACAAGAAAAGAAAGAGATGCGACCAGAAATAAAGCAACTGGTCAAAGTAGGAAAGATGCAAAGTCACAAATGCGTGCCGAGTTTGAAAAGACTCATGGTAGAAAACCAAATAAAAAAGAGGCAATTCAAATGACCGCCAAGGCTCATGCTGCTGCCAAAGCTCTATCATGACACAAAAAATGATGCGACTGTTCAATACAGTCACCGAAGCTGTAACTTACGTCAAAAATGAATTAAGTATATCTTCGGCAAAGGCTAAAGTATATGTTACAAACAATACTGCGAATAAAGTTGACGACAAAGTGTGGGTAATTCTTCCCTGATAGAGTTACTCACCTCTAATTGACCACTATAGTATAAGACCACCACTTTATTATGACATTGACACATATCGAACACCCAGAAGATCTTATTTTGACAGGTGATCTGTCCGTTTTTGAGTTACTCTACGATGTGGGTCATATCTCCATGAAAATGGATGGAATGTCTCTTGTATGGGGTACAAATCCACTCAACGGTAAGTTTTTTGTATGCACCAAGGCTGCATTCAACAAGAAGAAAGATCGTAAATGTTATACGACTGATGACATCTTTGAGCATTTCGGTCATCAAATGGAAGTGTTTGAGATTCTGTCATATTGTCTTAAGTACCTACCAAGAACTGATAACATTTACTGGGCCGATTGGCTTGGTTTTGGTAGAACTGACGTACTGACACAAAATACTCTTACCTACGCATTCCCCGAGGCGATTGACCAGAAACTGGTAATTGCACCACACACACAAGTGTATGTTACTACTGCATTTCATGAACCAGTGTGCGAACCAATCAAAGAATCGTTTGATGACAGTGTTATCATCAAGTGGGTACAACCTTCTGTTGACCGTATTTTTGGTGGATATGATGCACCCAAGATTAACACTGACAATATCAAGTTTCTGACTGACAAAGAAGCAAGTCAGGCCAAAGTTGCCATCAACGCACTTATCAAGTCGGGTAAATTTGTTGATGACGCATCACTGACTGACATTCTAGGTTGTCCTTTCCTTGCAAATCTATATCAGTTGGTGATTGACATCAAGTATGATTTGATGGATAGTTTCATCATCAGTGATGCACCTACTGCATATCTTCCTAATGGAAAAGAGACTGATGGTGAAGGTTATGTCTTCCACTCTGACACGTATGGGTCAGTCAAGTTGGTCAATCGTACTGAGTTTGCCTACGCTAATTTCAACCATGGGTTTGGTAACTGATTAATATGACACAATTTAATGTAAAAGGTGCCTGGACCGATCGCAATGGTCGTAGACATAACTTTGAGATACAAACTGATAGTGCGGATAGATCTTTGATACTGGATATTGTAGAATCACAGTATCCAGCAGAAAGAGTTGTAATTAACTCGGTTCGTCAACGCTAATAAAATTACTCACCTCCAATTGATTCCCATAGTATAATCACGCCCACCACATGACTACTGCAAAAAATCATCTTACAAATCAACTTAAGTTGATTATGTCTCTTGATCAATCTCAGTTGGATCTTTATACTCGGGACACCATGTTCAAGTGTATTGAAGATCTTTCTGGTGGTATTTGTTGGGGTTCTTCACTTAAAATTGATGAAACTGGTGCACTTCTTACTCCTGATGCATTTCTAAGATGGAGTGAATATCCAGATAAGACTCTATCTAAAGTTATTGACATGAAAGTCAAAGGTGGAAGTAGTCTTACCAAAGAACACTTTGGTGGTGTTCGTAGTGGATCAAAGTTTATCTTTGCATATCATTATGATAAGTTTGTTGAAGACAAATCTTATGATCTAATCAACAATTTCTTGACAGATATTGATAGATTGTCTAAAGTGGTTGTGTCTACTCGTAGTGAAAATGAAGCTTTTGCTTTAATTCGTAAGAGAACCCCACGGGATTACAAAGAAATCAATATTGGTCAGTTAATCTATGTCAAAAACATATCACGAAAGAAATTTGTTGACTGTAAACATAATGTAATTGATTCTGACCTTACACCATACTTTCCAAAAGTATTATTGGGGTGATAAAGTTACTCACCTTCAATTGACCACTATAATATAACACCACAACTTCATGATCACTCTTCGCCCACATCAAAACGAAGCTCTTGATGCAATGCGTGTCAATAGTATGGGTCAAGTTATTGTTCCAACTGGTGGTGGCAAGACTCTAATTGCAATCACTGATGTAATGAAACGGTTTGAGGTAAATGTTCCTCGTACCATTGTAGTTGTGGCTCCTAGACTACTCCTTGCTAATCAGTTGTGCAGTGAGTATATGGAACACATCACCAATGCTAATGTTTTGCATGTTCATTCTGGTGATACAAAACACTTCAGCACTACAAAGTCTGAACGTATCAAACTGTTTGTTGATATGTGTCAAACTGTACGTGAACATGTTATTATTTTCACGACATATCATTCTCTCCATCGTGTGGAAGAGTCCGGTATTGCTGTAGATACCATATACTTTGACGAGGCACATAACTCCTGTCAGAATAACTTCTTCGGGCCCACTGAGTATTTCAGTAAGAATGCTGATCGTTGTTACTATTTTACTGCCACTCGTAAGACTTCAGTCACACCAAAGAAACATGGTATGAATGACGTTGATACTTATGGACAGGTGATTGCACGTGTGTCTGCACCAACTCTGGTTGACGGAGGTTACATTTTGCCACCTAAAGTCAAGGTGATTGAGATGGATAAAGTTGACAAAAAGTCACTCACACCTTATCTTGAAAGCAATAATGTTCTTGCGTCTATTGATGAACTAGACATCAAAAAGATCCTAGTTTGTGTCAAGACCACACGACAACTGCAGAATATCTTTCTGACAGACTTTGCAGAACAACTTAAAGAGCGTGGTTATTCTTACCTCTATATTACATCGAAGACTGGTGCAGTTGTTGATGGTAAGAAAGTCAAGCGTGAGGAGTTCTTTGATACACTCAATGCATGGGGTAGAGATGTAGATAAGAAATTCGTTGTCCTTCATCGTTCTATCCTATCTGAAGGTATTAACTGTTCAGAACTCGAAGCCGTTGTGTTTCTCCGTAACATGGATGTTATCGAGATGTTGCAGACTGTGGGTCGCGTGATTCGTGTCGGTTCTTCTAACAAAGTCTATGGTATGCTATGTGTGCCAGTATATAATAACGTCGGAGTTTCTACTCAAAGAGCCCTACAGAATGCTGTAGATATTGTCTTTGAGAAGGGTGAGATGTGCGACAGTGTTGTTCGCCGGTAATCGGCTCAGTCATACCAAAGGATCTGGGAGTATCATAAACTGATTTTTCCATATCCTGACCGTTTAGATGTGTTAGGTCATCCATCCCCGTCCCGTTATTGAAAAAAGAGTTTTTATGTCTTTCAACTACACAAATTCAGGTATTCTTGACACTAAGGTGCCGCCATTTCCCATTATGATTGGTGATGGTGAACTCGCTGCAATACCTGTAGCAGGTAGTACAACTAAATTAATGGTGATACACAATGGACAACCGGTTAAAGTATGTCGCAACCGTCAATCGGCACTCAATTTGATAGATAAGTTAAGAAAACGAAGGAAATAGAGTTACTCACCTCCAATTGACTCCTATAGTATGACATACAATTCAAATCCTTACATCCAAAACCTGCTCGAAATGGGTTATGACAAACAAGACGTAGAAGTTACGTCCACTATGTTTCAAAAGAAAACATTTCCATGTGTTATTCATGGTCGTTCATTTGACACTGAAGAACAGTATTATGCTGAACTTCATGAGTTCATGAATGGCATGTGATGAATATACCTAATTGGAAACATCATTCTAAAAAAGATAAGAAGACCAAGGGCATCTGTAAGGGTGTTCTAAAGGGGCGTAAGCAGTCTCTAAGGTCACTCAAACTCAAACTAAGTATCAAATCACCATGAACATTGACAATCAGCTTCTGTCTGTTATCGAAAATCTTGATTGGGCATTGGAAGAGTATAAAAGTGCCATGACTGACCCAACTAAAGGTTATTCTTTTTATACTGGTTACTCACGTGCAACAATAGAAACTGCTAAAGACAAACTACTGACAATTGTGGAAAACTATCGTAATGTTACACAGGAGGAGATGAATTAACTATGAAAATTGATACTGTGGGCAGAATAATTGGATCTTTCCTAGTTGTTTCTGCCTACTTTGTTATCTTACATGTAAATGTCACAGTTGGTGTCTTCATGCAGTTTATTGCTGATGCCATTTCTGTTCCGTTCTTTATTAGAACAAAATCATGGGATGTAGTTATCATGCTAACATTCCTTCTCATTATCTCTTCTACCAAATTATTGTGAGTAATTAAAGTTACTCACCTCTAATTGATCACTATACTGTAACCATCACATTTGACAATCATGAACAATTCATCTACCGTACTTAAAGAGCTTCAATCACTTCAGAAAACTTACAAAGTTCAAAACTTTAAGTTTACATCTAGTCAACAGGCCCGTTATGATGAACTTCTAGAACTTCGTCGTGCATTTATTACCTATTGGCAAGAAAATGGTATGGTTTGGTCTGGCCCATCTAATGTCGGTAAGGCCAAAACTGAGGCTGCAGCATAATTAACAGATATATTATGAAATTTGATCCTAAACAAACAGAAACCTTTGAAACCGAAGGTACAACATTTGAGTACAATCATGACCGAACGGAATATCTTGCAGAAGATATTCTTGGTCAATATGAAGATCAAATGAAGATCATGGCCAAAGAGTATAAGAAGGCCAAGAAAAAGAGTAAAAAGTCTTATGTTGGGCGTAACATACTATCTCTCCATTCAGAATGGAATGTTGAGGATAATAATCAAACATTATATCTCATTTTTGATGATGAGGAAGAATGTTTCACTGATGTCAAAACTGATAACGAATACTACGCAAATTCAGACGACTAGAGTTACTCACCTCCAATTGACCACTATAGTGTAATCACACAATCACCACATGATAATCACACAAACTAAAACTGAATTTTTGACTGAATCATTGATTGAAGTTGTTAATAATGACTGGAAAGTTAATGCAGTAGAGTCTGGACACAGTTCATATTCCAAACTAGAATATAGTGCAGGTAAGAAATACCTCAAACTGAATCAATTCAAGGTTCATGCTGATGGTAGTTCTTCAAATAACGGCGTGTTCATGTTCATCGACAAAGAGTCTGGTGCATGTTACAAACCAGCATCACATAAAGCACCTGCGAAAGGCATTCGATTCTTTCTTGAGTCCTTAGTTGATACTCCTGAGATCGTAGATCCTTACGGTTCTTTTCTTTACGTTCGCTAATGTTTACCATTATTCGTTTCTTTTATTATATTGCCGTCGGGGCATTCTTTGTAACTATTATCAAACACTTTTCCTAACTATCATGTCACTCTCTGCAACTTGCGTCTCTAAACTTGTTGATGCACTCAAATCTGATGTTATCAACCACATCTACGAAGATGAGCGTTATATGGAACTTATGAATGATTTAGTTTCTGATGCATTACGTGCCAAACTAGGTGATGTTGATGAAGATTTGTTTTACGAGCTTGGTATGTGTTTAATTGACCGAATTGAACTAAAATAAAGTTACTCACCTTCAATTGACCACTATAGTGTAACCACGCAATCAATTCAAATGGAGTTTAGAATTGTTGTTCCATCTGCTCGATATGAAGATGTGACCACAAATGACCTAGATCAAGCATGGCGTATATGTTGTGATCTATCTGAAGAGTTTGGATATGCAGAAGTTAAACGTAATCTTTGTGGGCCTGAACCAATTATAGGCTCTTTCACTAATGGTAAATCAGACAAATGATCTACAACATCGCATCAGACATCAAGACCCGCAGGATTGTGTGGATTGATTCAACAACAATGACTGCAATGACCGCAGTTCAAGTATCAGCCTCAACCCGCTAATCTATGGGCATTTGTAATACAATTTCTGTGGTGGTTACAGTATTACAATGTAAGGCCCACTTGTCGGATATCAAAGTTACTCACCTCCAATTGACTCCTATAGTGTAACCACACAATCAATCATGAAACAACAACTTTCTACCTTCACTAATGACGTGTTGATTGGCGCCATGTCCGCCATTGGTATATTGTGTTCGTGTCTATTCATTATTGTTATTGGTCATTACATTGGTTTGTTGTTACACAACACCGCTGCTGGTGAACTATGGGTAAGACGAATGATGTATCTATGGTTTTGATATTCAACTTGATGAGTGACAGAGTTACTCACCTCCAAATGACTCCTATAGTGTAATTCTGTTTTTCGTTTCAAATGAGTTTTCTTAACTGGGTCCAAGAAGCAATCGGTTGTAAAGTAGAAGACGAAAAAACTGGAATGGTTCATACCATTACCGGTGGTAAGTTTCTCGCTGATTCATCCATGTGGCCCATGGTTCAACTCACAGATGAGAATGGAGTCGTAAGATATGCAACTCTTGATAGGTTTGAAGAACTTGTTTCTGTTGGGTGATAAAGTCACTTACCTCTAAATTATTCCACTTGCAAATCAATCAAATGAACATGACTATCACTCAACTAGACCAATTAAAAAGAAATTATGCTGAAATGATTGTAGAGGGAATGGATATGAAACTATTGATTGAATTTGCTGAGGATAGTATTGTGGAAAACTTAAAAGGTTATGAGATGGAAGATCTAAAGGAAGAGATTAGTGATTGTTATGGCGAAGAAGTATGGGACGATATGACCTCTTCATAGTTACTCACCTCTAATTGACTCCTATAGTGTAATCACGCTCAAAATTATGACAATCACAGAAAGAAACAATCTACAGTATGATCTTCGCCACAAAATGTGGAAGGCACAAATGGAAGTCGAAGCATGTAAAGAAGAGATTGCACGACTAAATCGTGACTATAAAAAACAATTTGAACCTGATATTTTTGAGCAAATGTTTGGGGAATCAGTTAAGGTGCCAAGTATCTACACTGATACACCCATGGCCGAAGAAGTTTACGGAGGTTGATATGAAACTTATTAACATTATTCCAGTTATTTCAGTATTACTTTTATCAGGATCATCTCCTGTTCATGCATATTCAGAGAGTGAACAGATTATAGACTTTATTGAAAGTTTAAGTCTTATTTGTGATAAAGTACCGCTTGACGAGCCACAGAAATATGACCGTTGTGTCAATCAACAGATAGAACGCAAACTGCGTCGAAGTTTGTTTGAACTTGAGTCCACCCCTAACTAACACAATTCTTCTTTTTTATCATGGCACAAATCACATACACTTTTCGAGTTCCTTACACTGTCCCAACAGAAGCTGGAACTCGCCATATCAATGTGGAGGCAATGTATAATGATGAAGCAATGAGACTTGTCGAAGGTATGATACCAAATTCAAGTGCAACTTGGCCAACAGTTGTAAGAGAGCATAACAGTGATAATGATAGAAAGGGGTTGTTATCCTGGCTCTTCTAAAGTTACTCACCTCCAAATGACTCCTATAGTGTAACCACGCAATCAACTCATGACATCAACCTATCAGACCACAATGGAAGACACGAGCTATAATGGCTGGTCTAACTATGAAACCTGGAACGCAAGTCTATGGATGGGTAATGATGAGTTTCTGTATAATACGGCCGTTGCATGTGTCAAATTCTGTAATGAAGATGATACCCCATATGAGAAGTTTGTTCGTTGTATGTTAAACTGTGGTGCTGAAACTACAGGTGATGGTGTAAAGTGGGATGATGTTAATATCAACAGTGTAGAGATGAATGAAATGATGGAGGAGCTTTGATCATGACAAATCTATCTAAGATCAAGACTAAGTTAAGAACAGAAGGCAATGTAACGGGTAACTTTGGAAGGCCAAAGACTCGTACCAATGGTAACACAAATCTAGGATATACCGCAAAGAAAAACATATCACCACCAACAACAAAGAGTGAATATATTCAAAGAATGTATGAGGTATTAGATACCGCAACTGATGTTAAGATTCAGAGATTTGCATATGATGAGATTCGTAGTTATATGATACAAACCAATCAGTGGTGACAAAGTTACTCACCTTCAATTGACTCTTATAGTATAACCGCCATACGGCATCCCACCCAATCAACTTTCAACTTTTATGAAAATCAACTACGATTTCTTTTCTGACTATACATTGACTGCAGTCGCACAAGTATGTGAGGAATCAAATGTCGCACCATTATCTGTTACATTCAATCCAACTGAGTATGATAATGTAACTGTTGAGTTTCGATCACATCGTGACGCAATTCAATTCACTGCAACATATCTTGATAGTGATGACGTATCAGATATTGCAGAATATGTACCAACTACACTTAATGTTTAATCTTATCTTATTATGAAGAATCTTCCATCTACAGTTATCACATCAACTGTCACTGCATTTGTATTAACAGCAAGTAATGCGTACGCACAAAATACATTTAAGGATCATGAGAAGTTATATCAAACATTAGAAGATGTTGGAGTGACTATGGCAGTCAATTCCAAGTTACATTGTAGTGGTAAGAATGATGGCATATATTATCCACATATTGGATTTTTAGTAATTTGTCAAGATAAGATGGTAAGTCATGGTAAGCAAGAGAAATGGACTGCAAATGATTTAGATACATTAAGACATGAAGCTCATCATGTCGTACAAGATTGTGCAGCAGAATCATTAGGTGATGGAATACTTTCAACGTTATTTCCTGAAGATGAGTTAGTTGAATTTCTAAAAAATTCATCTGTAAGTTTAGAGAATTTACAAGGCTTATATTCAATGTTAGAGGAACAAGGATTAAGCGATCTTAAGATACAACAAGAGATGGAAGCTTATGTTGTAGCTGAAGATGTACCTGCATCCTCTATTGAACAAAAAGTACGTGAATTTTGTTTCTGACAAAGTTACTCACCTCCAATTGACTCCTATAGTGTAAGAACACAATCCACCACATCATGAGAAAGATCGAATCACAAATGATCCAAGCAATCAAGTCTGAAACTGATTGGAAATCAGGAAACACAAAAGTTGTTAATTTCTTCAATGATGGTGACAAATGTGTTGTTGCTTCAGTCTTCCTTCATGGTAACAAGATTGCCGAGGTTTCTGACAACGATATGACAATCTTCGATGGAGGTTGGCAGTCTAATACTACTAAGTCAAGACTCAATGCACTTATTAATGAGTTCTGTAATGCATTCACTGATGGTGTCTTTCAAAAGAACTATCAATGGTTTGTAAGAGATAACAACGTAACCAAAGAGTTCACTAACGGATATATCTTCTCTTGAATTATGACATCTATCATCTACGCAATACACAGATGGATGATAAACTACAAGCTCAGTTAAGTTCAATCATCTATGCATATCGTCCTCATGATGAGATACCAACTAAGGAGGAGTTAGAGTCAGATAACGAACCAATTACACCATCTAGAGGTACTCTCACTTATGTAAGCTTGAAGTCTATCTGTCAACAACAAAACATAGAATATAACCCTAAAAAACACTTATAAATAGACTATTTTCATTAAAAACGTTTAATAAAGGCCTTTTTAAATGTATATGAGTGTTTTATTGTTTTCCACAATGGCTGTGGAATAGTAAGGTTAAAGGTGTTAATAAGTGTGTTATTCTGTGGAAAAGGTAAGTTAATAGATCTTATAAAGCCCTGATCTTATTGTCATCTAAGGCCGTATTCTATCAGGCCTTTCCGATAATGTCAACCCCTCCCCCAAAAATACTCTGAAACCCCCGAAGTTTATGACCCACACAGTTACTCACCTCGAAATGACTCCTATAGTGTAACCACGGCAATCATTGATGAGTTCCACACAATCACTGCTACAGACCATTGACACTCTCAAAGCAAATGGCACCTACAAAGTAACAGTCACTGTGCTCCCCTCACAGATTAAGCGTAGACGCAAGTCCGTGCTTTGATTCACAGTCCGCAATGACTTTAAACTACACATCACAAACAAACACTCACTAACACTTTATCATGACCAAATCTGTAATGATCTCCCTGCTTCGTAAGGGTAACACAGGTTCACAGATTCTTGAGATCCTTGAGTCTATCTCACAGGGCGCTAATGAACAGCAAGTAGCACAAGTCGCCAATGAGCCAACACTTATGGAATTGGAGTTCTGATCATATAAGGGCCCTATATAAGGCCGGCTTATGTAAGGCCCCGGGGCCTTAAGGCCCCTTATACAACACTATCTAACACATAGGACACATTGACAGAGTTACTCACCTCTAATTGACCACTATAGTGTAACTACTACTCACAGACTATGAACAACACTTTCACTGATACATTCGATTGGTTGAATGAAGGTGACGTGACAGTATATGATTATCTAAGTATGATCAACGTCACTCCACTAAGTATCACTGAAGATGAAGGAACTAACTTCCCAGGGTATACAATAACCTTCAAATGTTTTGATGATATCATGACATTTTGTAGAGGTTATTATGGTGATCATAGTGATGAAGAAATCAAAGAGATTTACGGTTGGTAAGTAACACATAGGGAGGACAATCTCTCCTCCCTCAGATATAACACTATCGAAACAGTTAGTGTTAACAACTTGACAAATAACAGTCCTTATGTTATAATTAGTGAGGGACAGTTAGTATAACATAACGACAGTGTTTTGTGTTTTTCGATGTTATCCTTATGGTCGCATAGCGGTTGCCCTTAAGAAAAAGCTGGCTCGCCTAACCTACAACGACACTCGATTGGCCTTGATATATTGCAGAATAAAAAAAAGTTTCTATATAAAAAAATCCCCGTAAGGGAAATGCCCCCTGTAGACCCGCGCATAAAAAGACCGTATGAGTATTTCAAAGTTATATCACATATATTTGAGGGATGAATGTATCATGCCTTCGTTAGACAAGGAGAAGTTTAAGTATAACTGGGAGTGTTTAAATGTGATAGTAGGTTTATTAAAGACTGACTATGTAGCTGAGGATCTCTCATATGAGGTAGTGGAAGTACTACATGAAAGAGAGGATATCAGTAATCTGTCAGATACTAGTTGTTAACTTGACAGACACTAAATATCGAAGTATAATAAAAGTTGAACTGGAGTGACACTACAGCATGGCTAAAGGATTTACAGTCAAAGCATCAACACCTAAAGCAAAAGAACAAGGTCCTGAGTGGGACTATGATGCAATCAAAGAAAGAATGAGAGGGAAGGCAATTGTCTTTTGTCTACCTGGAAGGGGATGTAGTTATGCATTCATGAAGAACTTTGTACAGTTATGTTTTGATCTTGTACAAAACCAGATGAGTATTCAGATTAGTCAGGATTACTCAAGCATGGTGAATTTCGCACGATGTAAGTGTCTCGGCGCAAATGTCTTGAGAGGGCCTGACCAAATTCCATGGGATGGTAAGTTACAGTATGATTATCAGTTATGGATTGACTCAGATATTATTTTCAACACTGAGAAGTTCTGGCAATTATGTGATGTAGCATTAGATGCTGATGGAACTGAGCGGCCTATTAGTGCAGGGTGGTATTCTACGGAAGACGGGCGGACAACCTCTGTTGCACATTGGTTAGAGGAAGATGATTTCCGTAATAATGGCGGAGTGATGAATCATGAAATGGTTGATGGTATTAGTAAGCGTAAGAAGCCATTTACTGTAGACTATACTGGATTCGGATGGGTATTAATTCAGAAGGGTGTCTTTGAGAATAAAGGTATGACGTATCCATGGTTTGCTCCTAAGATGCAAGTCTTTGAGAGTGGTGCCGTACAGGATATGTGTGGAGAGGATGTAAGTTTCTGTCTTGATGCAATTGAATCAGGATATGAGATTTGGTGTGATCCACGTATTCGTGTTGGTCATGAGAAAACCCGAGTTATCTAAACACTAATGGCAAATCAATTTAAAGTTGATCAATCAAAGGAATTTGCTTCAAAGATGACATTAATTACTGATGTAAGTAGTGATAAGTATTTGAAGCAATACCGACAACATCTACAAAACCAAGCTCAATTAGAATCAATTTATAAGGAGAACTAGATTATGGCAAAGATTCGAAAGTCTCTATTGGGACAAACGATGATTGAATCTCAACCAAAGAAAACTCGACAAGGTTGTGGTGCACATACTAAGTACGCTGCAAGTAGTCGTAATGGCAAAAGGAAGCGTTATCGTGGACAAGGAAGAGGATAAGTATAAAATGACTGTTGAGGATGAGTGGTCATCTATTCATCCTCAAGATTTATGGATTTATAATAAGTTACAGGTGAGTCGGGTATTAGGATATGAGTGTGGTCCAATGGGTCACATCGTACCTAGACCCGATTTTTATATTGTTCGACCATGTATTAATTTCATGGGTATGGGTCGTCATGCTCGTATTGAATATCTTGAAGGTGATACTGAACATCTACATCCAGCTGAGTTCTGGTGTGAAGTATTTGAAGGAGAACATATATCAGTTGATTATTACAAGGGACAACAGGAGTTAACTGTAAAGGGTGTGAGAGACCCTCAGGACCCTCTGTATAAGTGGAAGAAGTGGTATAAGGTAGATAGAGTGATACCATTACCTAAACTACTACAGAACCTAGATTACAATTGGATTAATTGTGAATTTATTGGTAACAAATTAATTGAGATACATTTAAGAGGTAATCCAGATTTTAGATATAATAATGATTCAGTTATTCCAGTATGGGAAGGAGATAGTGTTAACACCTACATAGAAGATACTGAGTATCATCGATTAGGGTTTATTATAGATGGATAAGAATTTTCTAAGAGAGATTAATCACGATCAGCAGACACCAAAGAATACCAAGAAGGTTCGTGAGGATGGGTTTTATGAAGCATCTGAAGCTGATTGGAAAGACTTCTGGGAGAATGATGATAACAAGCAAACATTGATTGATTAAAAGATTGGGTTTAGTGTAATAAATAACTCATAATTGTTGTGGAAACATTACGTGCCTGTCCAAAGAGTCAGTCAAGGTTTTAGAGATGTAAGTGCATCATTCAAGATCAACCCGTTAAATCTCGATTTAATTGCGTTGAGAAACGAGAATGCCATTGCACGATCAATTCGTAACTTAATTTTTACTATACCTGGTGAGAAACCATTTCAACCTAATGTTGGTTGTAATGTCACTAATCTGTTATTTGAAAATTTAGATAGACTTACCGCCAGTTCAATTGAATCTGAAATTAGGAACACAGTTAACAACTTTGAACCTAGAGTCCGTTTAAGAACTGTTATCGTCAATCCAAATTTTGATGATAATATCTTTGAAGTAACTCTTAAGTATGACATCGTAGGTATCGATCTTCCTCGACAACAATTATTATTCGCATTACAGCCCACTAGGTAAATGCCCTTAGTCAATTTTAGCAACTTAGATTTTGATCAGATAAAGACTTCCATCAAGGATTATCTCCGTGCAAATTCAAACTTCACGGACTATGACTTTGAGGGATCTAATCTATCAACTATTCTAGATACGTTAGCTTACAACACGTATATAACCTCATATAATGCCAATATGGTATCTAATGAGGTATTCATTGATAGTGCCACCTTAAGAGAGAATGTGGTATCTCTAGCACGTAATATAGGGTATGTACCTAGGTCCAAGAAAGCTTCTTGTGCAACAGTTTCTTTTACAGTAAACGTTTCAAACACCACAGCTGTAGCAGTAACACTTAAGGCAGGTGCAGTGATGGCATCTAGGTCAGTTGGTGTGAATAGTACGAAGAATTTTATATTCTCAATTCCAAACGATATTACCGTTCCAGTTAACTCTTCTGGATTTGCAGACTTCTATAATATCAAAATATACGAAGGAACGTATGTTGCCCAAACATTTACTGTCGATAGTGCGAATGTAAATCAAAAATTTGTACTACCTAACTCGGGTATTGATACTGATCTATTATCTGTTGTCGTAAGAGATACACAAGGATCAACGGTAACTAGAAAGTTTGAACTATTCAATAGTTTGTTTGATGTTACTGCGTCTACTAGAGCATACTTTATTCAAGAAATTAGTCAAGAAAGATACGAACTATTATTTGGTGATGGAATATTTGGCGTCAAGTTAGATAATGACAATGTTGTTGAAGCAAGTTATATCATTACCAATGGTCAATCAGCTAATAATATTAATAAATTTGCATTTATAGGTAATCTAAAATCTAGTTCTGGAGATACGATTAGTTCTGGTGTATCGATTGTAACTACGGAAGTATCTTCTGGTGGTGGTAAACCAATCGAATCTATTGATTCTGTCAAGAAGTATGCACCTCAAATTTACGCGTCACAGAATAGAGCTGTTACTGCTGCCGACTATGAAGCATTGATTCCACAGATTTATCCTGAAGCAGAGTCAGTTTCAGCATTTGGTGGTGAAGATTTAACTCCACCTTCATATGGTAAGGTATTTGTAAGTATCAAACCATATAATGGTGTCTTCCTATCAAGTGATATCAAACAAAACTTACAACAACAGATGAGAAAATACTCTGTTGCTGGTATTTTATCTGAGATTGTTGATCTAAAGTATTTGTACATCGAACCAAACTGTACAGTATATTACGATTCGAATCTGGCCCCAACTGCTTCATTCGTTCAAAATCTAACTACAACTAATATTGTTAAGTATTCCGAATCATCGGATGTCAATAAGTTTGGTGGAAGATTTAAATACTCCAAATTTCAAAAAGTAATTGATCAAAGTCACGAATCTGTAATGTCAAACATTACAAATATTGAGATTAGACGAGATATTAATACTCAACTGAATACTTTTGCTGAGTATGAATTATGCTTCGGTAATCGGTTCTATATAAGAAACCACGGACATGGTGCAAACTTCAATGGAAATCTCGTTGGGTATAATATCAAATCATCCGGTTTTACTGTCAGTGGTATTAGTGGAACTGTATACCTTGGTGATAGTCCGGTTGGTAATTTAAGTAAGGGGACTGTATTCCTGTTCAAACTGAAGTCTTCGTCAGAACCATATATTGTAAGACAGAATGTGGGTACAATTGATTATAATAAGGGTGAGATTAAACTTAACCCAATTAATATTATATCGACACTGGTGAATAGAGGTACTCCTTTGATCGAAGTTTCTGCATGTCCGTACTCAAATGATGTGATTGGTCTTCAAGATCTCTATCTACAATTGGATGTAAATAATACAGTAGTTAACGTTGTTGCTGACAATATTTCTTCTGGAAATGATGTTTCAGGAACCAACTATATTGTTTCTTCTAGTTATGGCTCTAACATTTTGGTTAGAGGGCAGTCCGTATTTGAAAATGAAGTAGGTCCTATGTCTACACCAACTACTCCTTCTAATACAATCACATTAGCAGGTAGATCAACTACTATAAGTAGAAGTCCCAGATCATCATCATCATCATCTTACTAATAAGAAGTCAGAATACAAATGACAGTAGATAGAGTTAAATTTCAAGAAATCGTTGAAAGTCAACTCCCTAGGTATGTTAGGGAAGACTTTCCACTACTAGGCGATTTCATTAAACAATATTACATCTCTCA